TCAGAATCTAATAAATGAGCCTCTATAACCCCAGATAATAAGTCAGTATTAAAGTCTTCGCTGAATTTCTCAGCTTCCACTCCACCTAAAACCTCAGGGCCGAAGTCTTTATCCGATGAGAATATACTTCTGTTGTGCTCTCGATGAGCAGCGAAGAAGCTATGTTGTCCGTCCACATCCTGCATTTTTAAATCGATAGCGGATTGGATACTGTTATCTCTTTCTTTGCGTAGGGCTGCTTTTTGGTTGTTGATTTCTTTAGATCTGTGTTCCCCTAATATCCCCGTTTCATACCCAGTATGGTCTAAGAATGCTTTTTCTAGGAAAGAAGCTCTAGCAGTTTCACTAGGTAAAGCGGAGGAAAGAGAGTCCATCTTAGTTGCGAATCGTTTCCTAAACTCACCTAGTCTTTGAGTTGCTTCTCCTAACCCTAGAGATTTAAACTCTCTTTGGTTATTACTAGCATCTATTCTTAGTTGATCTCTAGCAGCGGCTATAGCTACTCTATCTGTAACCTTTTTAGTTTTCTCGACCTCTGCCTCTACTAGTGCCTTACTTCTAGCCGCTCTCTTGGCTTGAAAATCTCCTATTTGAGTTGCGGTATTTGCTACAGTTTGTAGTTCTCTTTCTATACCTGCACCTACTAGTGGGGCTTGCGCCGTGGCTTGTGGCGTTCTCCCTAGGCTTTGAAAATTTTGTCTTCCAGACGTAGGTATCTTCGGCACGACTGATCCCCCTAAGAATCACTGACTAGTTGTTGTAGTAGTTTTAATCTCTGTTCGTTCTGCCTTCTTACTTCGGCATTCCTTCTTTGTCTCTCTCGAGCTATAGCTCTGTTATCTGCCCTGGTCTGAAAGAACCCACCAACTCTAGAGGCCCCTCCAGCTATATTACTTATCCCTGATAAAGTACCTTGTAGTTTCGCTCGTCTTGAAGCTTCAAGTCCTTTAAGCCTGGTAAACCTAGCACTTGTCTCTAGTTCGTCAGCTTCTAGTTCTATACCTAATGCTAACCTAGAAGCATCTGCTTTGATGTTCAGGATATCTTCCTGAGCAAACATCTGCTCATCTTGAGCTAATTCAGCTACTACCTCACTCTCAACATCAATACCTTGAGCTGCAGCTATTGCTCGTTGTGCTCCTACAGTTCCTCTTTGGCTTCGTTGACGTTGCCGTACTTTATCTTCTGTTATTCTTCTTAAATCTTTCTTACGCTCTCTAATCATAGTAGCGTTAAATTCTTGCCTTTCAGCTTCGAACTCAGCTTGTCTTTCTAAAGCCCTAGCAGTTCTACGAGATTCTGCGATTTGGAAAATTCCAACTCCTGCTTGAACCGCTCCTCCTGCTGCACCTGCTGCACTCATAAAGACTCCTAAAACGGTATATTTCCTGCTGGGTGAATAGCAAGAATTGTTACGGGTACTGGATCGATCTGACGAACAAACACCCTACCATTATTATTCCATTGCCCTCTAAGGGTTATTTCTACATTATCTGTGGCCAAACCTACCGAAGCATCATAGCCTTCACAGTCTCTGACCTTTAACTCCTCTAAACATTCAGTAGCGTCATCGCCTTTAGGAGCTGAGTTACCTGCCCAAACTCCTCGAGTCTCTTCCACTGCTAAGGTTAATTGAGTTATATTGATTTTCTTATCCGATAAAGTCTCACCGTCTACCGAATCTATATTCAAGGTTTCGATGTCACTTATATAAGGAATACCTACATGAATCTTAACCGCATGTTGAGGGAAAGAAACAATGCCTCCAGTGACTGTAATAGTTGCGTAGTCTGGATTGTTGGGACTAGCGATTACGTTCCCATCTGCAAAGATTGAGACAGCCTCGCCTTCTAGGTGATCTATTGCACCACCTCCAACAGAGTCTACGGCTTTACCCCAAGTAGTTACGGGGTTTGATTGCTCTGAAGCTATAACTGTTCTATGAGGGAAACCTAAAACTTGAGTTGAGTTTACAAAATCAGTAACACTAAATCTAATATCCTCGCCATCGATAGTGAGGTGATATTCGTTTCCTTCTTCTGCCAAGGCACTAACGAATGTAGCGGCACTAGCATTTAACTCTATTTTCTCGTTGAAGGCCCAAGTAGTTCCTCCATCTAGAGACAGAGTAGTAGTGGTTGTATTGGTTCCGTCGAAAGTAGCCGAGGAATCCATAAACTTCATATCCTCAATGTCTTTAACCAATCGAGATGTGAAGCTTTCTATATATCTTTTTTCTACACCATTGATAGTTCTCTTAACTACAAAATATGGAACGTCTTCATTACCTTCGGGTATAACCGCTACGGACTCTACGCCTTCGCCTAAGTCGTGACGGTGCCAAGCTAGTATGTTTTGTTCCTTTAAGTATGTTAGACCTAGAAGACCTCCGTCTTCCCTTACGACCCAAAGAATTGAATGGAAGATCTGTTGATAACCCCAATCTCTTAACTCAAACTTATCGAATAGGTGGTTTGAGAAGATTGTGAGATCGTTTCCTTTATAATTGTCGGCTTCAAAATCATATACAAGACTCCTTACTACAGACCCTCTAGCTTGTTGGTATATAGCATCACCATTTATTATAACAGGTTGTAGATCCCCAGATCCGTTGTATGATGATTGTCTTGTATTTAAAGTAGTAGGGGTTACTACCCCTGAATCACCTGCACTTAAAGACCACTCTGCCCCATCTGTTAATATAACTAAACGAGATAAGTCTATTAAGTGTTTAACCCTATTAACCTGCCTCCCGGCGGTATTGAAGATTATAGAATCATCGGCTTGACTAGGGTTACTAACTGTAAAGTTTTTGAAGTCACCTGTCCTAGACATGAATATCTTTTCAGGTTCATTATTAGTATTGGCGAAGGTCAATCTTTGCTGGATATAAGTAACCGTAGAAGGGAAGTTATCCTCACCTAGGAAAGGATTAAGGCTACTAGGTGGCCTAATAGAAGTATCCGCGATAGCTCCTATGTCATCAAAGGTGGTAGATTCTGTAATCCCTATCAACCCAAAAGTATTATCTTTTTGTTTCTTATATATGTTGTATTCTTTTATCCCTGGTATCGCCAACCAAGACAGTGTGATGGGTGTGGAGACACTAGGGGTTATAAAATTAGTTCTTCTGAAATAAGATTGGATTACTCTTCCTGGGAAAGGAGATGTTGTATAAGCGTTGAAGTTGGTAGAGTCTACATCTACTAACTGAAACTCTGTTTGACTATTAACTTTTATTTTAAATTGCTTATTGTTTAATTCCGTCATCCCCGATATTAGAAAGAAATGTACTACATCTCCGTCCTTTATAGGTTCTGAAAATACTCCAGATAGAGTGACTACTGCGGGGTCTGCTTGGGTTATAGAAGATATAGAGGCGTGACCGTCAATTGAATCACCTCTTAAAGACTCTTCCCCTGAGTCAGCACTAATCCCTGTTACTGTATAAGTAAATTCGTTAGACCCTCCTGTCGAAGAGGAGGATACTAAAGAGGTTCTATTTGTATCGGGAAAAAACCCTACCTCTGATATAGTCCAAGAAGCATCGCTAATCCTTTTAAGCTCTTGAGGTGGGTGACTTGGGTGAACTAAAGTAATCACATCCCCGGATTGAACATAATTAACGTCGAATATTTCGGTGGCTGCTCCGTTATTTATATATTCATCAGCCACATAAGGAGTAACCACCTCGCTCTTTAACGCCGTACCAGAGTAAATCCGTATATACAGATGCCCCACTTCAAGGATATAAGTATTGTTATCATTAAAGATAAAAGGAATAAGCCTGGTTTCACGGTCTTGTTCTTTAGTTTCGACCACGAACTCAGTACCTGGACGGTTAGATACGCCACCTTGTCTATGCACAAACATATTACGACAAGTCCTAAGACCTGAAGCATATTTGTTTAAGTCCGTTCTAGCGTAGAAGGATGGTGAGATTTCACCTGCTGAAAAAGTTCGTTGAGAATTAGTAGCCAAGCTTACTCCCCGTGGAACAGAGCTGACACTTTTTCTTTTGGACTTTCTTCACTCTTAAGTGTCAAATCCGTGATCTGCAGCTCAATAGAGAAGCCATCAGAATTGGCATTATCTTCGCCGCTTCTAACAGTAACTACTTCCACTAGACCCATTATCGCATACTTTTCTCCAACGCCTGGTGCGTTTAGAAAACCTAACCGATCTAGTTGCTCTTTCTCTAGGCTGATCTTCAACCCATGTGGGTAGGTGGGTACTTCAGGTTTAGGGGTTACAAAGTTCTTTTGTTCTTCCCCGCTGACTCTCATATCTGCCATACTATCTTCCCCTTATAAATTCTGAATCTTCGGGTCTTCCCCGTTTTTCCTCATTCATGTTGTTAGCTGCAGCATGCCCCATCTCGAATTGATATTGGGCCAACATATCTGCTTTAGCTTTAAATGGGTCACCACCTGAGATTCTTGGAACTATATAATAGGCAAGCCTATAGCTTAAGGCCAAATTGAACTCTGGGGTGTATAAGTCAACATTGTCGACATCAAAAGTGTACTGTGCTTTAGCTGGTTTAGCATCAACATAAATCAACTTTCCTGCATTATCACTAGATACCGCGAACTTAACTACGCTATCTAAGGTGTCACATTTAACACCACTGACGATTCTGCGTATCGTCAAAGCATCTGTGGGGTATCTATAGCTATAACCCCACTCATCTACTGGGTTTTCTTCAATCAAGTTAAGAGTTGCCTCTTTCCAAGCGAAGGACCAATCATGGTCTTTAAGTACGGATTGTCGAGCTATATCGTAAAACAACCTACAAGCTCTAGCTTCTTCGGTTTTGTCTGAATCTAAGTTGGCTATAACCTTCCCTATTCCTAGGTGGCTTATGGCCATATTAGATATATCCGTCTTAGTAGTCATTAGATAAACCCTATGATTCCAGTAGCTGTTGTCCCGGTAGATCTAACCCTGCAAATGGCCAGGTTATATACCGTTCCTACAGTGCAACAAGTAAGAGTTACTGTATTACCTAAAGCAGTATCCACCACAATGTCTCCAGCAACACTAATACAAAACCCACTAATAGGTCTTGGAAGATCTGCAGAGTCATTAGGTGTTATAGAGGTGGCATCTCTAAAGCTGTTTTGATTGTATTTGTAATCGTTTTTACTCATTTAATACCTCAAAAAAAGAGAGGGCCGAAGCCCTCCCTCGTTAAATAACTGGTTGATTTTGATCGACCTGTTCACTAGGTGTAGCTTTCGCTTTCTTGGCTGGAGCTTTCTTTGGGGCTTCTGCCCCATCTACCTTCTCCATCCATAACTTAGAGAACTGGTCTTCAACCGATAATTTCTTCCCTCTTAGCTTGCGCTCTTTAAGAAAAAATACCGTACCCTCTCTCTGCTTGCGATTGTTGTAAAAACCTAGCTTAGTAGCTCTAACCTTCATCTAATCTCCCTTAACTAACTGTATAACCATGAGGATAAACTTCTTCATCCTGAACCATAGATTGTGGGATTAAGAAAGCAGTAACTGTTCCTGTACCGTTATTGTAGTCTAGGGCTGCAAATCTCTTGAAGGCATCGCCTTGTGGAAGAGGGATTACAAGTCTAGAACCAGCAGGTGCAGCAGCAGCAAAGCTTCTAGTAGTAACTACGTCAGCCAAAGCACCACCGTCTGTAGAGTCAGTTCTAACTTCTACATCCATAGTACCTACTAGGGCTGTCTCGGCTACAATAACTGCGGCCATAGGCTCTCCAGAACCAAGTCGGTTCTTTTCGATTCCTAGGTCAACAGTGTTAGTAGATTGCGCATCAGCGGCAACTACTTGGCTATCTGAAAATTGTCCAAAAGCATCAACATACATAATTATTCTCCTTACCTATTAAGATACCGCAGCTTCAGTCTCAACAAGAGCATCAACTGTTCTAATAGGAACACCTCTAAAATGAGGAACTAGTTTACCATCGATGTCGTGGTAAGTAAGACCTGCCGCTTTAACCTGTCCGTATCTCTGGATGTCTAGCATCTGGATACAAGTTCGGTTCATGTAGAAGGCTGCTTTACCAGCATCAAGGTTGTGGATTCTGTGCATTGCTTTAATCATAAGATCAACAAGATCTGCACCAGCACCAGATACAAGATCAGAAATATCAATGTTCGCGATACGAACAGCATATCTCCAATCTTTAAGGTTAAGACCACATTTCCAAGTAAAGTAATCTTGGTAAGCTCTAAGTCTTGCACCTGCAATTCCGTTAGCATCTTGGATTGTAGTTTCCCCAAGGTCTTTGTGGTCTAGGCCAGCAGTAGAACCTTTAGGATAAATCCCATGAACTGATCGCTCACCCCAAACAATTAACCAAATTGAAGAGTTGTCAGCACCAGCACCACCACCATCAATTACGTTTTGGCTGTTATCAGCACCAGTAAGAGATGAGTAGCGAGGTGAAAGACCTGTAAACTCTTCAGGGTCAAGAGAACTGTTTCCGTAGAAAAGAGTCTCAGCTTTCTCTTGAGACATGGCCTCAATAAAAGATTGAGCTTCTGAAAGTCTAAAAGAAGCAGTGTTACCGTTAAGTCTTGCAACTTCAACGTCAACTTCTGACCAAGCTTCCAACATACCACATTGCTCGTCTACTTGAGCTGTAGTTGACTTAGAAGGTTGAACACCTTGGTTCAACAATCTCCAAGCTACAGTTGGTAGACCAGTTCTAATAGTAGTTCGTGTACCAGTAGGTAAGTTACCTTCCATATACACCATGTCGTCTAGAACTTGGTTGTTCTTTGAAAGCATTTCCACGATATGTGGTGTTTTCCCATCAGGATCAAGCCTTTTAGCGTGATCTGCCAGCGTGAGAGCGTTTGCCTGTAAAGCCATTATTTACTCCTATCCGTAAAATTTTTGTTCAACGGTCTTTTCGACACCTCTTCTCTTACCCATTATAAGTGCTTCTTCTGTAAATGCACCACTAATACCGTAGAGAAATCGAACTACCGCTGGATGATCGGCGTAACCTGAAGATTCTAGAATCTCTACCAGTTCTTTATCTCCAAAGTTTTGGACTAAAGTACGGGTTTGATTCTTAACTTCTTCGAGGTTGTCACCTCCCAACTCAGGGTCAGCTTCGATTTGGCCTCGCCATTCCGTTATGTTTTTAGTTAGAAGGGCATCTTCAGCTTCAAGGTAATCATCTAAAACTTGCTCATGATACTCAAGTACACTCTGAGCTTGTTCAGGTGACAGTCCTTGCTCCTTAGCAAAGGATTCCATTTGCTTAAGGGAGGTGTCTCCCAGCAAACTATTATCCTTAAGCTTAAGGGAATATTCGACTTCCTTCTTATCAGATTCGCTTTCCTCTTCTTTCTTGTCGTCCTCCGGTGCCTCG